GATGGTTTGCTCCATTTGGAAAAGTTTATTGTGAGCGAGGAAAAGCCTAAACAGGATCGGTCTTTATCCCCGCCGATTGACCTAGTACCCCCTCCCGTTCCGCAAGGTCGGGTGGGGAGAACCGTCCAAAAAGCAGCTTAACTATGGGAATTAAATGGCAACGCTTTCTGGTTACATCACGGAAGTCCGTAGGCTGTTGCATGACGCTAACGGAAATTTCTACTCTGACTCTGAATTAACTGATTACATTAATTCAGCCAGGGAGCGCGTTGTCCGCGATACCGGTTGCCTCCGCACCATTCAAGTTACACAAACCCCACTTGCACCCGTAGCTTCAGCTACACAGCCCGTACCTTGGGCAGCTACTACAGCAGTCAATGTTGGCGAGTACATTTTTTCTAATATCTTTATTTACCAGGTTACGACTGCTGGAGTAACCGGTACTGAGCCGCCTAGCTATCCTGCGTATGGTGGTTTATATCCTCCAAGTACGCCATTTGCGAATGGCACAGCGCAGTTTACTTATGTCGGCAACGTCGAAAACATCAACTATGTAGCTTTGCCGCAAGGCATTAATACGCTCGACGTTCTTAACATCAATCTTTATTGGGGAAATAGCCGTGTTCCGCTGCAATACTTGCCGTGGACGCAATTCAATGCCCAGTTGCGCTACTGGCAAAACTACATTGGTCGGCCTGTAGCGTTTTCTATTTTTGGTCAATCCAAAATTTATCTTTCTCCAGTACCGGATCAAATCTACACCGTTGAGATTGATACCATCATCTTGCCTACGCCACTGACTACAGGCAATCAAACTGATGAGATTATTGATCCGTACACTAACCCTGTTGCTTTCTATGCGGCCTACAAAGCTAAGTACAAAGAGCAGAGCTATGGTGAAGCTGAGATATACAAACAGGAATATGTGAAACAAGTCCAGGCTGTCTTGTCGAGCGTGATGACTCGCAGACTGCCAGACCCTTATAGCACTCCCTTCTAATCATGGCGGCGGCTGAACAAAAGAAGTCGTACCAAGTCGTTAAGCAATTTCGTGGCGTAAACACGAAAGCGAACCGAACTGCCATCGACGAGAACGAATTTGCATGGCTAGAAAATGCCATGCCTATCGGTTACGCAAACATCAAGATTGTTCCCGCAGCAACAGACGCGAACGTAACGTTTGCCAATAATGTCATTACGTTATTGTCATGCAACATCAATAACAAAGACTTCATTCTTGGCTTTGAAGAAAACGGACGGGCTGAGTACGTTGACCTTGATGGCAACATAAAAGCCAACGTTGCGGTAGCTGGCACATTCTCAAATGCAAACGTAAGCCTAGCCCAATGGAAAGATGAGCGAATTCTTATCGCTGATTCCAATAAGGGCTTGTTTACTTGGGATGGAACAAATAACGTTTCTATTGGTTCTGTTGGATCAATAGGCATTGTTAATGGCGGTTCTGGTTTTACCAGCACTCCTGCCGTAATTATTTCTGCGCCTAACCAAACTGGCGGCGTTCAGGCAGAAGCAGAGGCCATCATTACAGCCAATGCCGTTTCGTCCATTATTCTGACGGAAGGTGGCACAGGTTATACGACTGCGCCCACGGTAACGATTGCTGGTGGTGGCGGCACAGGCGCAAATGCTGTTGCTGGAATTGTTACCTTTGCAACTGGCACAGTGTCGGTTGTGGTAACTAACGGCGGCACAGGATACACCAACGTTTCTAATACGGTAGTCACGATTTCTGGTGGCGGTGGCGCAAATGCTGTTGGTCAGGCCATTGTGTCTGGTGGTCAGATATTGCAGGTTGTCATGACCAATCCTGGTTCTGGCTACAGCAATGCTTCCAACATTACCGTGACAATTACTGGCGGTGGAGGCTCTAACGCAACAGCCAGAGCAATTATCAATAGCAACCCGCTTGTGGGTGTTCAGACGTTTTCTGGTCGTGCTTGGGTAGCGCAGGGCAGGACGGTGACTTACAGCGCAGCCGGAAGCTACAGTGACTTTACCAGTGTGTCTGCCGGTTCTCTGACGCTGACTGACAACACATTGCACAGCAATATTGTCCAGCTATTGTCCGCCAACAACTTCCTGTACATCTTTGGCGAAGACAGTATCAACGTGTTTTCGGATGTGCGCGTAACCAATACCGGCACAACCATATTCACAAATACCAACGTGTCTGCTTCTGTTGGTACGCGCTTGCCTTATGCAATCTTCCCGTACTTCCGTTCCGTGTTGTTCATGAACGAGTATGGCGTTTATGCGCTGGTAGGTTCGACAACTTCCAAGCTGTCGGATGCGCTGGATGGCATTTTTGAGAATATTGATTTCACTACCGCCAAGGTTACGGCTGGTCAGGTATTGCTAAACAACATTCTTTGCGCGGCCTTTAATATCCGCTACAACGATAACGGCACGTTCCGCTATCTTCAGGCGGTGTTCTTTGAGCGTAAGTGGTTTTTTACTAGCCAGGGTAACGCTCTCAAGCTATTAAGTTCTGTTCCAGTGGTTGGTAAAATTAAACTTTATGCAACTGATGGATCTGATTTAAAGCTGTTTTATGACAATGCAACTGCCAATATCAATAGTGAGATTAGTAGTGCTTTGTGGTCTATGGGCGATCCTATTAGGACAAAACAGGCGCTCAAGATTGGTATTGAAGCAACGAACAAAAATGGTGTTGTTTCATTAAGCGCAACTGTCGATAATGAGAATCGTGAGAGTCCGCCTTACACTTTGACTTCTACGATTGAGTGGCAGAACAATAGTCTTCAAACGGTAGGGTGGTCTAATTCTTCTGGCGTTGTTATTGGTTGGGGAACGACTGGTTATAGTTTGTACAAAACCGACGCGCAGCAATGGGGCAAGTATCTTGGCATAACTATTAATTCAAATTCACCTAATTTTGTAATTAATGGTTTGGAAGTCGAGCATGAATTAAGGGTGAGGTTCTAATGGCAAAGCCAATATCAGCCGTTCCTAATGTATTTCAGAACGCAACATCAACCATACCGTTATCTCAGCTTGATGCTGACTTTACGTCGTTGGTTAATTCAATTAATGATTTGGCAAATGCTAATAACTTTGCCATTGATATTGGTACTGCAAATGCTGTTGTTTTAAATTTTCCGTCCGGCATTACGACTTCGACCCTGACAACAGGATTGTCGCTGGAGTTTCAGTCTGCCAATGACAACACTGGTGCAACAACCTTATTGCTCCAAGTAAATGGCTCCAACATTAGTACCGCCAAGAACATTGTTAGTGAAGACGGTAGCGCACTAACTGGTGCTGAGTTACGCGCTAATGGCATTTACTCTGTCATTTACAACGGAACAAGTTGGGTTTTAGCGGGTGGTGGCGGTGGTGGTGGTGCAGAAGCGGGTGGTGTTATTTATGAAAACAACACGACCATAAATGCAAACTACACAATCACTAACGGCAAAAACGGCATGAGTGTCGGGGCAATTACGATTGCAAGCGGTGTATCTGTAACCATTCCTACGGGTAGCCGTTGGGTAATTTTGTAAGGAAAAAATATGTCAACTCTTACTGCTGGAAACGTTACGGTTAGTTGTTCGCTATCTGCGGATACAACAGGCAATTTAGTATTTCAGTCAGGCGGTAACGTAACCGCGATGACAATAGATTCCTCGCAAAATGTGGGGATTGGTACTAGTTCGCCTAGTTCTTTTAACGGAAGTGCTAATCGTCTTGTGGTCGGTAATGGTGGGCAAAACCAAGGTTTAACTATTTATTCTAGCCCTACTGCTTACGGCGGCATTCATTTTGCTGATGGAACAAGTGGCACAGATTCATTTCGTGGAATCGTGTATTACAACCACAGCGATGACAGTATGCAGTTTTGGACTTCTGCAACCGAACGCGCCCGTTTCACCTCCAGCGGGGATTTCTCAGTTAATGGCGGTGGCGGTGGCAAGGTCGGTATTTCAACAGGAAACGCTGTTGGTCTTCGCGTGGACACCACGACTGCAAACGAAAGCATTATCGTCTCCGGCTCTCTCAGTAATTTACAGGTCAGACACCCTGCGGCTGGTTTGGAGCTGATTAACACTGGCGGTAACGCATTCCGTATTGTTGCTAACACCAATGGTGTTTCTCTGGCTGTAAACGGCACATCTTGGGCAGCTATTTCCGATGAACGCCGTAAAGACATCATCGAACCTATTACGGACGCAGCTCAAAAGGTTTCAACGCTTCGCGCAGTCATTGGTAAATACGATACGGATGAGCCAAATACTCGCCGAGCGTTTCTAATTGCGCAGGATGTACAGGCTGTGTTGCCTGAAGCAGTATGTATAGGAGATGGTGAATCTGACACACTCATGCTTGCGTACACCGACACCATCCCGCTGCTTGTTGCCGCGATTCAAGAACAACAGCAAATGATTGAAACACTACAGGCGAAAGTCGCCGCACTGGAGGCAGCATGAGCGTTATTATTGATGGTACTGCTGGCGTAACGTTTAACGACGCAAGCATACAGAATACTGCTGCCACTGGATTTGGTTTCAAGAACCGCATCATTAACGGTGCGATGGTGATCGACCAGCGGAATAACGGGGCGAGTGTGACGGGGAACAATCAGATTTTTCCTGTTGATCGCTGGGTTATTGGTGCATCGCAGACAAGCAAATTAACCGCACAACGCAATCTAAACTCAGTAACGCCCCCCACTGGTTTTAGCAATTACATGGGGTTCAGTTCTTCGTCGGCATACTCTTTAACATCTACCGACGAATTTGAAATCATTCAGTATATAGAAGGGTTCAACACCGCCGATCTTGGCTGGGGTGCTGCTGGCGCATCGCCAATAACGCTATCGTTTTGGGTTCGTTCGTCTTTGACCGGAACTTTTGGCGGCAGTTTGTCTAACCATGACGGTAATCGCGGATATGCGTTTAGCTTTGTTATTAACGCCGCAAACACTTGGGAATACAAAACAATCACGATTGCTGGCGATACAACAGGAACGTGGCAGACAGGCAACATAAAGGGCATCACGATGATGTTCAGTTTGGGTGCTGGATCGTCGTTGCTTGCCGCAGCCGGATCGTGGAGCGCATCTTTCCCGCGTGGCGCAACAGGACAGACCAACCTTGTCTCAACCAACGGCGCAACCTTCTACATCACCGGCGTACAACTAGAAAAAGGCAGCACAGCCACCAGCTTTGACTACAGGCCGTATGGTACGGAGTTGATGTTATGTCAGCGGTATTTTCAGAAATCGTATGACATTGAAACTGCGGTAGGAACTGCAACAAGAAACGGTCATATAAATTGGAACTATCAAAATCTTTCTAATTTTGGAACTGTTCCAATTGTTTTGCCCGTTCGTATGAGAGCCGCTCCAACAGCAACAAATTACAACCCTGATTTAAGCAATACTGTTGGTGGTCTTTATTTTAACGGCACAGCGGAAGTTGCTTTTACAGGTTCTATGAATGGTTGGACTCAATATCAATCAACAATTATTTTTAATAAAAATTCAACCAGCAGCACAAATATGTTGTTTCAATGGACTGCATCTGCGGAGTTATAAATGTATAAATTAT